ATTGTGAGATCACAATCGGATAGAGAATTTTCGGAGGCATTTTAATGTTTACAATAGAGACTGCACTTAAACAAGTTGGTGTAACAGAAAAACAAGTACGTAGAATACGTGCTGAGTTACCAAAACTTAACCGTGAAAAAGTTGATCATCAGTTGAAGATATTATTACTTGATTTACAACTGTTGCAAAATGATTTACGGTCTATCAAACCAAAGGAGAAAGATGAGAACTAGAGAGTATTTAGAAACCGCGGCAAAAATTGTTACAGGGCAACGTCAACATGACTACGGTGACAAATATCAAAATCATGAAAACATTGCAAAACTATGGAGTGCATATTTAGATTATAATATATCTGCACATGATGTGGCTATATGTATGTTGCTTGTAAAAGTGGCAAGACTTAAACACAGACCTACACAAGATTGTTACATAGACATGGCGGGATATGCGGCGATTGCAGGCGAAATACAGGATAAAGATGATGACACAGATACCACTATTTCAACCACCAAGTGAGTGGACACCGCCGGAGACGGTTCCTAATCTTTCTGAAGCGAAAGAAATAGCTGTCGATTTGGAGACATACGATCCAGACATTAAAACAAATGGTCCGGGTTGGGCGATAGATAATGGATATATAGCAGGTGTTGCTATAGCTGTAGAAGGTTGGAAAGGTTACTTTCCTATACGTCACGAGGGTGGTGGTAACTTTGATGAAGGTATACTTAAAAGACAGATACAAAAGATCATGGATTTGCCATGTGATAAAATATTTCATAACGCCGCTTATGATGTAGGATGGCTTAGATGGTGGGGTGTTGAAGTAAAAGGTAAAATTATAGATACTTTGATTGCCGCACCACTTATAGATGAAAATAGATTTAGATATTCACTAAACGAGTTAGGTAAAGATTATTTAAAAGACACAAAGTCAGAAGCATTATTGTATGAAGCCGCAAAAGAATGGGGCGTTGATGCGAAAGCAGAAATGTACAAGCTACCCGCTATGTATGTCGGTCCTTATGCAGAACAAGACGCGGATCTTACACTTAAATTGTGGCAATATTTTAAAGTAGAAATAATTAAGCAAGAGTTATCAAGTATCTTTGATCTTGAAACACGGCTCTTTCCATGTTTACTTGACATGAAAACAAAAGGTGTTCGTGTTGATTTAAACAAAGCAGATAAAATAAAAAAAGATTTACAGAAAAAAGAAACAACATTACTTACACAAATAAAAAAAGATACAGGTGTTGACGTTGATATCTGGGCGGCAGTAAGTGTAGCAAAAGCATTTGATAAATTAAATATTAGATACGAGCGCACAGAGAAGTCCGGACAACCAAAGTTTGATAAAAACTTTTTATCTACACACAAACATCCATTAGCAAAAATGGTGGTGCAAGCAAGAGAGTTTAACAAAGCACGTACCACATTTATTGACACAATACTTACACATTCTTATCACAGCAGAATTCACGCCGATATCAATCAAATGCGTGGTGAAACAGGAGGAACGGTCACAGGACGGTTCAGTTATAGTAATCCAAACCTACAACAAATTCCTGCACGTAATAAAGATATCGGACCGTTGATACGATCAATCTTCGTCCCAGACGAGGGTTGCAAGTG